GAAAGTTAATTGTAACTTATTTGGGTGTAAAAAATTCTGATTTAGTGGAGTGCTTGATGTTGGTGTAGTTGCCATATGTATATTTATAAACGAAAAAAGGGGAACATTTCTGTTCCCCTTTAAAGTACCTCTCTTAATGGAGGCTTAGATTACATAATGTTTGTAATCTTGAACGCACGGTAGTACAAGTTGCTTGTTCGTGTCAAAGCACCTTGACCTTGGGTTGCACCTTCAGCAAATGGATTAGCAACTAGACCGTAACGGGTCTTGAAGCCAATTTTTGGCTGGAAGGTTGTAGTATCAACCGCACGAACCATTTGTAGAGGAACGTATGGGCAATAGAACAAACCAGCATCATAAGCGTTAGAACCTTTGAAGCCCATAACTGCAAACTCAGAAGTAGAGTTAGCGCCGAAATATGGATCAATGTACACTTTGATACGACCGAACAATGTACCAGCAAAAGTATTACCGGTGTCATCAACTGTTAGGCTAACTTGACCTTGTAGTGCTGATGAATAATCTAGGATGCCAGCCATTGCAAGAGCAGAAGCTACATCAGAAGAACAAATCATCACGTTACCTTTACCACGACGAGTTGTCTTAGCAATGGTGTTAGCTTCACGTTCCAATTGGAATGCCAAGCCTTTAACTTTTTCAACCATCCAACGACCGTTAGAATCGGTGTCAAGGTCAAAAGTACCAACTGTAGTTGTACCAACTTTACAGCCAACTTTAGCAACTGTATAGATTGTACGTAGAACTTCACGGTTGATTTCAGCAAGAATCTCAGAAGAAAGAATGTTGCTCAATTCGGTTTCAGCGTCAAGACCATGAACTGCTTTCAAGTCTTGTGCCAATTCCATTGAGTATTCTGCTTTCAATTGACGAGTCTTAGCAGTAACGGTAACTTTCTCAATTGAGAAGCCCATTTCTTGTAGAGCATCACCTTCACCAGAAGCTGTAGACAAACCTGTAGAAGTGTTAGCATCAAACACGCCGAATGGACGGTCAGATGTAGTTGCCTTCATTGCAAAAGTTTCTTGAGCAAGAGAAGCACCAGCGGCTGAGAAGTTTGTATTAGCTTCGTTGTAGAAGGCTTCATTTGTGCCTGATGGCTGAGTGTTGGTACCGTAGATTGAACGCATTGCGAAAATCATACCTGTTGGTCCAGTCATAGGCTGAACACCGCAGATATCATAAGCAATTAGGTTAGGCAATGAACGGCGAACCAAGCTGATAAGGATTGGGTCAAAACCAGCAACAGCACCAGTAGCAAGCGCACCGCTACCGAAACCACCAGTACCAGCTGAGTTGGTTGGTGACGCTTCTGTTAGATAGCCATTTTCTTTAGCCATAGCTTGTACTTGGTTCTCAAGAACCAATGCTGTAACAGCACGTTTGTATGGATCAGAAATTTTTGGTAGGTCAGCGTGTTCTAGAACAGGCGCCCATTTTTTTTGTAGGTCTTCGGAAAGATACATTTAGAGTTCTCCTTGGGTTTAAATTAAAATCTGTTTGTTTTTGAAATTGATTGAACAATTGAATTAACGAATGCATCGCTAGAAACTTGTGGTTTCTTGTCTTCAACATCTTCATTCATTTGTTCGTGAAGTTGGGCTCCATCGGCCTTCTTTACACCAGAAGGGAAATAATTCTCACGAATTGTCTCAAGTTTTTGTTTGTATTCTTCCTCTGTGGAGAACTCTACACTCTCTGCAAGTGTTTTAATTTTTTCAACTTGAGTGTCGGTCAAACCTTCACATACTTCACGGGTAACTTCTACTTTGTGAGCTTCAACCAATTCTTTACGATATTGTACTGAACGCTCAACTTCCTCGTTTAACTTGCCTTCCAATTCATCAATCTTGGTAGCCATTTCGTCAACGAGGTCAACTTTCTCTGCAGGAACATCAATGTAGTGTTCTGCGAATAGGTTACGGAGACCAGAGATGAAATCTTCTGTTAATTCAGCACGAATGCCTTTTTCAATTGCGATTTCATTGTCTGCCATCCACTGCTCAACCACATAAGCAATATAGTCATTCACTTTTTCGGTTAAGTCTTCTTTGACTGCTTCAACTGCTTCTTCTAGCATAAATGCGTAGCGAGATTCAGTTTCTTCCTCAATTTGTTTAACACGGTCAAGGACACGGGCTTCAAAAATTGTGGTAACTTTTTGTTTGAATTCTTCTGAGATTGTGCTGTCATCAGCAAACAAAGCGTTGATATCTTCGGAAAGATTTAATTCAACTTCTTCAATTTGTTCTTCTGAAACAACTTCGCCCTCAACTTCTACTTCTTCTTGTTTAGCAGAAGCCGCAGAAGGTTTAGTCGCCGGTGCTGTAGCACTCTTTGTAGCAGGCGTAATTTTGTGCGAGTCATCGTCTTGCTTGGCATTCATTGGGGTTGGACCGCCAGCATCAACTTGTTCGCCAGGTAGCTTTTCTGGAGGCATAGCATTCTTACCCTTGCCTGATGCAAGAATCTCAGCAGCCGCCTCAAAAAGTTTATTTGTAGCCATTAGGAATCTCCTTTTGTGTATATTTATTTATAATAATTAAAGTTTTGATAGAAAATTTTCAAAGAGGCGAATAGCCACTTTTTCAACATCTTTTCTTGGGGCTCTTTGAATTGCTTGTTTCGTTCTGTCAATATCAACTTCAACAAAACGTCCTTCAACAAATAACCATTCTTTGTTTTCCATAATGCCGTTTACGAATGCACCTGGTGCTGAAGGATCAGCAACAATATCTGCGGCCGTAGCCAAACGAAAATCACCACCAACAATGTTAATTCCGTCTTCACCAGGAATCAAAGAACCCATGCCTCTTGAGGAAACACCTAGACTAACTCCAGAATCAATAAAGTTCTTTACAATGTTGCCGTATGGTGTCTCAAGAATTTGTGCTTTACCAATAAAAACATTACCATTTTCTTTAAGAGAAATGATTTTATGTGAGACACGTTCTAAATTTAATGTTGGTGTGTCTGGATGACCTAATTCTCCCAAAGCACGATTTGTCATAATGTACTCTTGGTTATATCGGCCAACTTCTTCTCGTAGTGTATCCATCTTGTACATTCTACGATTCTTGTTAGCTTGTTCTCCAACTAGAAAGACTCCTTCAATAAAAAGGTTTTTCTTTCCGTTTTCTTTTACTTCAGTAATATACTGAACGTCTTCAATTGTTTCTGTAATTAATTTCATTTTATGTTCTATCCAAATCTGTTGAATACGTTGCAGTTTTAGACACTTCCAAGAAAACAGTACCGCTAGTTGCGATGGTAACTGTAACATTACCTGTATTAGTGTTGGCTAAACTAGTGCCCAATTCATCAAGATTTATCTGCCCACTGTTAAATAATGTGGCTAAAGTTATCAACGTATTACTTGCTCCATGTCTGCCAACAGATATACTACCGCCTGTTGACCAAGCAATACGTTTAATATTTGCAGACAGAACAGTTTCTAAAGCAGTATTTGTTGATAATTGACTTACATTAACATTTACTGTTGAAGGACCTTCTACCCTAATAATACTTGAGCTTCTTAGTTGGTTTGTTATTTCAAATGCCATTTTATTTTATTCCCATTGAAGTGCGGCGGCGCAAAGACATTTTTCTTTTCAGTAATGTTCTATTCAACTTTGCTCTACCTTTAGTTTTCCAATATCTCTTTAACTTTCTTGACTTTTGAATTCTTGCCATTGCAGGAATTCTTTTAACTGTATTACCAGAAATTCTAAATCCTTTTATTGCTGAACGTCTTACATTGCGTTGAACAATAATTCTACCCTTTGCGTTGCGTCTAATTCTACGGCGAATCTTTTGGATTCTACCCATACGTTGAACGTTTGCTTCATCAATTACTTCCACTTCTTCATATATATCGGCTGCAACGGTACGCTTTATTTCTTCTAATCTTTTAGAAGCAACTTCATTCAAGCGAGTAAAAAGTTCTTCTTTCGCTTCTACAAGTTTACCTTCAAAAATTAAATCAATTAATTTCATTTAGCTTTACTGAACGCAAAGTCTGATGCTTTAGAAAAATGTGCAGGTGACTTATGTACCATATCAGCAAACTTCTTTTTGTTTTCGTCATTCAATGCTTTATGCACTTGCGTCAAAGCTGATGCTGTAAAGTGGTCAACTTTACGGGTTTCACCAGTTGCAAACTTTACCGACTGTGCTGAATTACCAGCAACAATCTTATGTAGAGTATCCATAACTGCTTCTTCAATTTGCTCAACTTCTTCGGACTGAATATCACCAGTGCCGGTTATTGAAAATGGAATAGCAAAATCTCTATTCAACTTTTGATTATGGTATGTTGCAACTCTAAGATTGCCTGGATACAAACGTACCGCTGTTCTTTTTAGAAGTAATACAAATGGAGGCTCATTACGCAGATCCTCACCAATCATTTCTATTTCTTCTTTAATGTTATCTGCTGGTAATGTATCACCAACTTTAACTCTATGCGCCTTTACTTTTCTACCAGTAATGTCAAGTTTGAAATCTGATGTGTCCAACAAACCTTCTGATACTGCTTTACGTGCAGTGCGATACATCTGTGGATTATTCGTAATCATATCTACCATTTTGGTAAACATGTTTTGAATGATAGCACGGTCAGCTGGAGAAAAGTTTGGTTTCTCATCTGACATTTTACCAAGAATTTGGTGTAGTCTTTGAAGTTGTGCTTTGTTAGCCAAGCCTGCACGAACGAGTGCATCAAACTTTGTAAAGTCTTGCTTTTCTTCTTCAACGACAGTTTTAAATTCTTGTAAAGACTTCATTGTTCTTCTTGCGTTTCTACTTCTTGTTCTCTACCATTAAATAGTGTTGAACCAATTTCTTGTTTCTTTGCGTCTAATGCTTCAAATGCTTTTGCAGAAATCAATTCTTCTAAAGCGGTCTTAGCTTCGGCGCCTTCACCAGCGCCAAGCAAATCTATAAATTGTCTTGTGTCCATAATTACTCCTTTATTACCTATTTATAACTCTTCCGAATCTCTTTACAACACTATCTAATTCTGGTGTTGAAGATTCTTCTGAGCCTGTTTCTGTCACGTTATCTTCTGGTGGAAATTGTTCTGGCGTAGCTTGGTCTTGTTGTTGCATATCTTGTTGCATTGGTTGACCATCTGGACCAAGTTGTTGTGTTTCTGGCGCAGAATCAATTTGCTTTTGCATTTCTTCTACTTCATCATCCGTCAAATGCAATACATTTTTCTTTACCCACTCTTGTGAGTAATAACGACCAACATATGGATCAATTTGTCCAAGTGTTTGTAACCTCTGTGATAGCAACTCGGCATCACGCAACTCAGTAAAGTTATTATCTTTTCTATAGTCATAGAAAACATCTTCTTTGAATGTTTCCCATTCTTCTTGTGAACAAATACCTTTTAGGGATAGTTGTATTTTAAGTGCGTGGTCAAATATTTGAGAAAATTTGTTTCGTAGTTTAACAACAAACTTATTAAACTTTAATTCATCACGGGTAACCTCAGTGCTTCTACCAATACCAACCATACCGCCACCTTGTGGCTCAAGTCTTGAGTAAGGAACATTCAATGACTGTAATAGTTTCTTTTGGAAGTATTGCACATCTTCCATTTGACCGAGATTTTGCCCAGCGGGCAATGTAGTAATCTCTGTACCTTTACCACCTTCACGGCGAGGTAACCAGAAGTCTTCAAGCATTGACATATGTTTACGGTCATCACGCAACTCACCTGTGTTAGCATCATAAACAACTTTATTCTTATACTTAACCATAACATCACGTAAGTATTGTTCAGCTTTACCTTTTGGTAAATTACCTACGTCAATGTAAAATACTCTGCGTTCTGGCGCTCTTGAAACACGATAGATAACAATCGCATCTTCAATCATACGTAATTGATTGAGTGGCTTAATTGCTTTGTGTAGATATGAAATAACAAATGTGTTCTTTGCATCCATCATTCCAGAATTAACATTTACAATTGCATCTGGTGCAATTCTTAGTCCAGAATTAACGCTTGCTGTATAATTTTCCGCTGTAGTGCCTTTGTCATTGTAGACATAGTATTCAGCCATAGACTTAATAACATCTGCACCAGTTTTTAAATCACGACCCTTTTGCACTTCACGTACTTTGCGAATTTTGCGTGGATCAATGTATCGTAACTCTTGAATGCCTTCTTTAGGATTCTTTTCGTTTACGATAATATGGAAATAAATTCTTCCATCAATATACCAACGACGGAAGATATCATCTGCTAAGTTTGAGAAGTTTAACATTGATAAAACATTATCAAATTCTTCTCTGATTTTTTTCTTAATTGATTCTGGTTGCTTCAAATCGTCAAGAGCGATATCAACAACTTTACCTTTATCATCGTGACTGATTGCTTCATCTACAATCTCAGTAATTGCCATATCACACTCTGGGTGATTGGACATTTCACGATAGCGAGTAATTAATTCTAGTTCGTTGCGAACTGCACCTTCTAAATCAACATATGTACCATAGTGAGCATTTTGAGTAATCGTAACAGCGCCATCATCCAATGCTTCCGTCGGAAGGGCAAACGAAGCCTGTTCAGGATTTTCCTTCTGAACAATATCTTTTTCACCGATTGTGAAGCCGAATAGTTTTATAGCCACTTTGATTTTCCTTTACATTATAAAAAAAAGGAGAGCCTGGGCTCCCCCCTTACTTAGACTACTAGGTCCTCTACTGATTCCCACCATTGATAGGTAAGATTTACAGTAAATTCTTCAATTGTATCATTAGCACTCCAGTCAACATCAATTGATGACAGGTCGGTTGGGAATACACCAATGAACTTGTACTTCTTCAAAATGGAACCAGCTTTACCATACTGACGAACTTCTCCGTCTGTTGTATAGCCTAGTTGAGTAGCAGCCGCTGGATTACGAACGTTTAGATTGTGGCTGTTAATGCCATTCATCCAACGTTCAAATGCATTACGAATGACAAAATCCTCGTCATTGATAATTGTAATAGACCAATCTTGAAAGGATCTATTTCCCGCAAACTTTAATTCACGACCAAAGTATTGAACTGGCACAGTACCGATTGTTGAACCGGGTAGTTGAGCAGTCCTGCACATAAAACTTAATTTATTTTGTGCAGTTCCTGGCAATGAGAATGCTGGGAATGGAAGCGTAACCTCAAATAAATTTGGGCGTGCTCCATCTCCCTGCATCTGAGAGCGGAATTCGTTAATGTTAAATGCCATTTAAGTTTCTCCTATCTCTCTATTTATTAAACTCTTCCAACAATTTCTTCAAATGCTACACCAGTGCGAACAGCGGTGAAATTCAATTGAATGAAGTTGATAGAACGAGCGGGTTTGATGTAAATATCGCCAACAAATTGATTTTGGTCAATAACTTCTGCTGTATTATTTGTAGTATCAGCAACAACACGGTAATCATAGATGCCGCGGCGACCTTGTACATCACGCAAGAAGGGTTCTACAATATTAACAAAAGCGGCTCTTGTAAATTCGTCATTGAATTCAAACAATGAAGAACGGGCTGCTTTGGTAATAGACTTTTCTAGAACGATAAACAAGCGGCGAACATTGATTCTATCAAATGCACTTGGGCGATTCAATAGAGTTTTGTCTCCGTATAGTATTGTGCCTTCACCTGGGAATGTAACAACTGAGTTTACACCAGCTTTGTACAATTCATCACGTTCAGCTTTGGTTGGGTTCCAAGCAAGTCTAACAACGTTCTTGATAACGCCACGATTTAGACCAGCTGGTGAGAACCATGGATCACGTTCATTGTCTGTACGAACACATAGACCAGCGATATCGCCATTCAATGGTACCCAACGATATACGTCATTGTACTTGTCGTACTGATACTTGTAGCCAGAATCCATAACTGCATATGAAGACTTGGTATATGTTCCTGCTGTGGTAATTACTGTTGTAGATTCTGAACCAGAATTGTTTACAACATCGTCTTGTTCAGGCGAAACAAATACCATACAATCTTTGCGTGTTTCAGCCAGTGCGATTAGATAGTTTGGAATTGTTGTTCCAGTTGTAGCCCCGGCCATCAATAGAGAAACATCTACTGCATCAGGATTTGCAAACTTAGCATAAGCTGTATTTGTATTTGCGGCTACAGGAGTTGCATCAATACCACCTGTAAAGGTTGAAGCATATGCTGTTGCAAATGTGGTATATGAAACTGCACCAGCTGTGCCCCAGTTTGCGGCTAGATGACCTGCCCACCAAACATATTTGGATCTAGAGTTTAAAACATCTTTATAGTAATTGCTTGTTCCGTCGGAATTCTTAGCATCACTTGCCTTAGAAACGTAACCAAATTTTTCAATGACTGTATTAGCAGTACCAGAAATTGCACCAGTTACGTCAATAACAATGATGTGCAATTCATCATTTGATGCGCCACGTTGAGATGCATATGTAGAAGTCGCTGGCGCAGAATCAAATTCTGCTTTGTATGAAGTCCAACCTGAATATGAAGAACTGTCTGCCATTTCAACTCTGATTGAATTACCGACTGCACCCGCCCATTTAGCATGAAATGCTGATGTACCGTTTGAAGAATGGTTTTGTTGATAGTCTGTTTCGTTTTCAATCAGTATCGTTGTAGTATTTGAGTTTGCAGTTGCATTTTTAGCTGTTGCTCCAATAGAACGTACAATTCTCAAGTCGCTTCCATATGATAAGAAGTTGGCTGCGGTAAAGAATGTTTGGAATGTATTAGCATCTGGTTTGCCGAATCTATCTACAAGTTGCGTTTCGTTGCTAATGATAGTAATTTCATTAGCTGGACCCCATGTAAAAGCGCCTGCTAAACCACCAATCGTAGTTGCAACAGAAGGAACAACTGTTGTCAAATCTACTTCGGAGATATTAACTCCTGGTGATAATTGGAAAGCCATTTTGTGTTCTCCTTTTTTTTATTATAGAACTAAATCGTATTATCTATTTATGTTTTTATAAAGTTGACGATATATAACCCTTGCGCTTTGCTGCCGTCCAAAGGTCTTCTCCGTCAAAATGTTTTTCTTCTTCTAAGCCGTCATCCAAAATTCCTATTGGTAACATTTCTTCTTCCATTTGAAGGTGTCGTTCTTCCAAAAGTCTTTGCCTAACATCGGAATTTGTTATCTCTTTGAAGAAACTTTGTGCTGACAACCATGAAAAAAGTACCAAAGTCATCACAATATCATCATTGTTGCCCTCTTCGGCTTTATAAGAATCTTTATCTCTTACGAAAGTATTTAGCTCCGCGATGGTGTCAAAGTCTGTAGTAGTGAGTTTGTCAGTTTCTATCAGAGTTTTCAGATTGGAACAGCCAATCTTTTTGACAGTCTTGGATGTTTTGACACCGTAGGCTGCACCCTTCTTGAATCCGCTGGCAATGTGCTGACCTTTAATGTCATGGCTTTCAATGCGGAAGATGTTTTCATACTCCAAATCATAATGTAAAATGTCAACCACTTGTTGCCCAACGCTATTAGTTTCTACCAATATCCAAGCACGATTGTATCTGTTAGCAAGATTATAAACATATGTTGGGAAGATGAAAGCTGATAGTTTATTGTCTCTAAACTTGGCTACATGCTTATATGGTATCTCGGTAACGTCAATAATTGAGCATACTGAATAGTCTAGTCCAACGCCTTCCGCACAATCTACAATTGCCATGTAAGTATGGCCTGGTTTTGGTGATTCGTAAATGTCTAAGTATTCTTCTTTTTCTACTGGATTGTTAAACGTAAGCATCTTGAGTTTAGCGCCAGGAATCAATGTCGCTGATGAACCAATAAACTCGGTTTCAAACTCTTGCCTGAACTGTTCTTCACTGGTGTTTCTAATCGTTTCTTCACGCCAGGTTGCATCTCTTCCTGGTACCATAGACCAATGAACTTCAAAGGGTACATACAATGAACGCTGTTCAACTGCATCTGTCCACATCTTGTAAAACTGATTCAATCCATGTGGCGTTGAAACGATAATAACTTTTGTGGTTTTACCAGACGAGATTACCGGATAAGTGGAAGTAAAGAATTCGGCTGCAATGTTTTGTGGAACGAAAGCAAACTCATCCAAGAATACTAGATTGTATGTTCCTCCACGAACACCAGATGCGTTTGTTGCGTAAGCGGAAATCTCAGAACCATTCTCAAGAACGATGTTGCCCTTGTTCCATTCCATAATGCCTTGTTGCATCCACAATGGAAGATATTCATATGAGTATTTGATACGACCAAGAATGTCACGGGCTAAGTCGCCTTTGTTTGCTAAAATCGCAATCTTGTAGTCATCTGTAAACAAAACAGCCCAAAGCATGTAACCTGCTGTGGTGGTTGTTTTACCAACTTGTCGTGGCATCTTAGCAATAGAGAAACGATTGCTGTGGAAACCACGAACCATCTCCTCTTGAAAGTTCCACATATCAAAAGGAATTAAACCCAAGTCTACGTTAACAATCTTTACATAATTTTTAATGAAGTAGACTGGATCTTTAATGCACCGAGTAATCTCAATCAGCTGGTCATTGGTATACTCTACTTGTACGCCAGACCGCTTTAACTTTGGATTACCTAAATAACCACCGATTGACATTATTTAATAATACTTCTTAACATCCATGCTTTCTTTTGGTGAGCGCCCAAAAGTTCTTGCAAAAAGTTACCAATCGCTGGCTCATCGGCTTGTTCGGCTGCAACAATACCAGCACGGAGATGAATTATGTATCTATCGTTATCACGTTTCAATTCAGTCATCATAGCAAGTGCCATTGGAATATTTTGTGATTCTTCCAAGTCGGCTAATTCCAACATTCTTTCTAATGATCCTGGAGCATAACTATCTAATTGCCGGATATGTTCCGCAATAGGGTCGTTTTGATTAAAAACTTCAGTGTAGAATCCATTGAGGAAATCATGGTATTGTGGAAAATTAGCACCCTCAATATTCCAATGGAAGCCATGTGATTTTAGATACAGAGCAAAATTGGTACCCAAGATTACTTTTAGTTGTTGAATTAATTGTTCCATTTTATCCTACTTGTTTAATTTGTTTAATTAAATCTC